GCCAGGCCGATCAGGCCGCCATTGACGCCCCTGGTGATCGCCACGAGGTCGTCTTCCTCATTGACCGCCAGATGCTCGGCCATGGTGATGGCGAGGATCTCGTCGTCGTCCTGGTCCGCAACGGCGTTCAGACCGTTGGCGGCCCAGAAACCGGCGGCTGCGAGGGCGGCGACATCGGGCGTGCGCAGCAGGTCGGGTTCTTCGACCAGGTTCAGCCCGACATGGCCGGAGGCGAGGGCGTAGTTGGCCCTGCCCGTATTCCCGATCAGGCCGCCCCCGCGATAACGCCAGCCGTCGTCGGGACCGATGTTGCCGAGGCGACCGCCATAGACCTTGTTGGCCAGGGCGCGGGGGTTGCGGACGAAGGGGCGGGCGCTTTCGACCGTCGGGAAGCGTTTGGGCCAGACCTCGCGGATCCGCGCGGCGGTCGTGTAGTTCAGGTTTTCCGACAGGCGGGTCAGGCCCAGGGATTCATGGGCGATCTGGGCGATGAAGTGCCGGATGCGCCGATCCGTATTGATGTTGTACTTGCGGCAGGCGCGGTCGAGCGCCGGGCCCAGGGCGACGGCGTCGCAGTTCGGGGAAAGGGCGCGCAGCTGGGCCGCCGTGACAAGCGTGTTCATTCGGATGGTCCGCTTTTTGACGAGGGGGAGGGATCGCGGGCCGACGGCTTGAGGCCCAGGGCCAGACGCGGCCTGATCTCCGAGACGAAGCGGATGATCTCGGTGGCGCTGGGCGCGATCAGATAATAGGTCGACTCCATCGCGCCCCAGGCGATCAGGGCCATGGCGATGCCGTGCAGGGCCTGGGGCGGCGCGCGGTGGATGACGATGGTCAAGAGGACCAGCAGTCCGATCCGGGCGCCGAAGATGAAGGCGCGCCTCCAGGTCCAGTCGCCTTCAGGACGGGCATGGGGGGCGCTCATGGGCGGTCGGCCTTGTCCAGGCGGCTGCGGATCCAGGCCACGTCGCGCTGGATGGCGATGGTGCGTTCGTCCAGCTTGGCCATTTCACCGGCGGCGATCGGCGCAGTGATGCGTTCCTGGGCGGCGACGCGCTGGAACAGGCCGCCGATCGATACGGCGACGATGATCAGCTGGACAGCGACAGCGAGCGCCAGTTGGGCGGCCGAAATCTGCAGCGTCGGGCTGTTGCGGGTAGCTGTTGCGGCCATGGCCGCATCTGGTCGAAAGCTTTGCGCAGGCGCGAGGGCGGGCTGTTGTTCGGTGGGCAGCTACAACAGGTTCAGTCGATGAACCTTTTGGGATTTAGAGCAACACCCTCTGTAATAGCCCGCTCAGCGGCTGCTGCGGCGCTAGACATGACTGGTCCTTGATGTGCCGAGCTGGCTGACGCAGCCGCTGCTGACGCCGATCGGTTAAGTTGATTGATTGAATACAAGTCAAGGGTGGACGCTTCTGAGTTAAGCCGACGATTAGCATCAAAAACAGAGTACATGGTGCTTGGCGTTGGTGTTTTTGCAATGGCTTTCTGGGTATTTTCTATTCCGGATAGCCGTGCAGATACCTGATCTAGGCGCGTAAGAACTGCCTCCACGCCTGTCACTTCTCGAGTGGAAGGGGATGTGACTTCGACAATGACGCCGTCAAGAAAAGGTCGATAATCCTTCGATTTGAAACTATTGTGCTTATTTATAAGGGTCTCGCTCAAATCAAGATAGAAGGCTTCCATATCCAGTATGTTCATGTCTGAAGGATACTGGAGGACGTGGAAGTCCCTTATGTCGAAGGGTATCTGCCCCCCCTTGTTCATCACCACCACAGTCGGACGTTTCGACGCGAGCCGAAGCCCGAGTTCAAACATCACATTGGGGTTTAAGTCGCTAATGTCTGCGACAACGATCTCATGGGTGAAGATGTTACCAATAATGCGTTCAGATACCCGATCTCGCTGATCATTCACCCAAACGTTTGTAGGCTGAAATCCGGCTAACCGAATGCCCCTATGGAGCAGCGTTTGAATTCGCTCCCAATGGGCCTCCGAAAAGTTAACAGTCGTTGAGATCGGCATGATCACGCCGCAAATAGTCAGCGCTGGGTCTTCCAACTCCGCAGCTGCGGTTTTGGGTTCCGCTTTTGATTTTTCAGTGGCCATGTTCGCTCCCCAGTTGAAGGTCGGGTCGCAAGCTTCAACTTGGAAGTCAAGTTCAGTCCCAGAGCTGAACCTGTTTGCGTGCGGTCACGGGCGTGTCAGCCCCTGCCGGGATGATGACCGGATAGCCCTCGGGCAGGGATTCAGCCAGGTCCGCCAGGCCGGGATTGGCGGCGAGGATCAGTTCTTCAGCGCCGGGGCCGCGCCCGAGGATGCGCCAGATCAGCGCGTCCAGGGTTTCGCCGCCGTGAGCGGAGACCGGCAGGTCCGTGCGCAGGGCCATTACAGCAGCTCGCAGACGACGCGGCGGCGGCCGATGAAGTCGCTGATGGCCCAGCGGGCGTTGCGGCGATGTTGGCTGACCTCGCTGGCCAGGCTTTCGCGGCGATCGTCGCCTGCGGCGGTCGCCATCTGGGACAGGAGGCGTTCGCCCAGGTCTGCGCCGACCAGGGAATAGAGGGCGCGGGTGTAGAGCAGGACATAGTCGGAAACGTCGCCGATCATCCGGCGCGGCGGGACGGCATGGAGGGTGGCGTGGCCCAGGCCGATCGTATCCCGCCATGAATCGAACTGGCGGTTCATGTCCAGCATGGCGTTGCGGACGGCGTCGATAAGGCGGTTCGTGGGGATGGTGGTGTCCAGGCGGATGGCGTCGCGCAGCTGGACCAGGTCGATGTCAGGCCAGAAGCCGTCGTTGGCGACCACCTCTGGCGGTCGAGCGGTCGGGAGATCGGTGTCGGTGAGCGGAGGAAGGGAGACGAAGCCGGACGCGGTCATATCATCGATTTTCGGTTTGAGGCCGGTCGGCTTCGCTCATCCTTGCGGATACTGGCTCCGGCTACGGCGGTGGGGGAGGAACATGACGACTTTGGCCCACGGGGCTGTCGCTGGTTCCTCCCGCCGCCGAGCGCCGGGGGGCGAGAGGTTTATTCGGGCGCGTGCTTGGCGATGTCGCGCTCGAGTTTTTCGATCAATTTGACGCAGCCCGAAGCGCTGTCCTTGGCCTGGGCGCGTTTGAAGAAGGTGAGGGCGTCTTTCCAGATCGGGAGCTTGGTCGTCGGGTCGGAAGCCTCGTCGATGGACTGCAGGATGGCCTGACCGATGGCCTTCTGCAGTTTGCCCTGGACGACGTCGAACATGTCGTCGTCGCGGAACAGTTCTTCGACATCGCCCAGGACGCCGCCGGGGAAACGGGCCGCTTCTTCGCCGCCGGCGCGGTAAGCCTTCAGAGCCGCGTCGGCGATTTCCTCGGTCACGGTGTTGGCCAGGTCGCGCTTAAAACGGTCGGGGAGTTTGGGGCTGTAGCGGCGGGCGTACTCCGCTAACTCCAGGCCCAGCTTGTAGTCGCCGGTGTCGATGGCCCAGATCATCACCTGGACCAGGACGTCGTCCTGACCGCCGCGTTGGCCAGAGGCGGCGGCGTCGAGGCGGCCCAACACCCACGGCAGGTAGTTGGGCAGGATCTCGCGTTTCAGCTCGATCTTCTTGTCGGTCGCCATGATCGACTTCAGCCGTTTGATGTCGCCGTAGAGGGCGACCAGCTGGTTGTCGTAGGGGGTCAGGTCGGCCGAACCATCAATGATGGCGGCCTGGTCGGCGGCGAGAGCGGCGGCGGCCTTGCGTGCGGCGCTGGCCTGGGCAGGCGAAGGGCGGTGCGGCGGTGGGGCGACCGGCGCGTCGCCGATGGCGCCGCCGTCAATGGGGGCGCCGTCATTGGGGTCGCCGTCATTGGGGTCGCCATAAACGAGGGCGGCGGCAGCCGTTGCGGCGAGCAGCTGTTCACGCCGCGCGGCGAAGTCGAAGGGCGTGTTGGCGGCTTTTCGTTCCAGGGCGCGACGGGCGATGGACATGATGCGTTCCGAACGGTTTCAGGAAAAGGCGTCGGCCGATCATTCATGACCGGCCGACAGGGGAGGGATCAGCCGCCGCCAGGGCCGGGCGCGGGGGTCGGGCCGAACTGGACGTTCTCGATCAGGCAGACGAAGTCGTAGTTTTCGATCACATAGCCGTCGTTCGAGCTTTCGAAGGTCTGGACGCGGTCCAGTTCAGCCTTGTCGACAACGGTGCGGCGGCGTTTGCCCGACTGTTCGTAGAGCGAGAGGTTGTCGAGGCGGGTGATCAGCATTGATCGCTGCGGGAAGTAGGGCACGGCCACCGGGCGTTTCGAGCCGATCCGCTTGGCGCTGAGGATCAGGTCGGCGGCGATCTTCTCCGTCGGCTCCAGATCCTGGTTGACCAGCGGGAAGTAGGTGTCGTGCTGCAGGGCGTCGCCCAGGATGATCACCAGTTCGGAATCGCCGCGCGCCCAGCTGGGCATCAGGTTGTGGGTGGCGTCCATCACCAGGGCGTCGATGTTGAAATAGTCGCCGCCGCCAGCCTTGTTGATGATGATCTTGCCCTGTTCGGTTTCGCCCTCGCTGAGGACGCGCAGGCCGTCGCGGTACTGGCGGATGTGGTGCAGCCAGCCCTTGTTGACGTCCTGCAGAAGCGGGAAGTTCGTCTTGTTGGTCTTGCGCGCGGCCTGGAGGCCGTTGAAACCGATCATGATCCGGTCGCGGCGCTGCTGCTCCAGGATCTGATTGCGGATGCGGATTTCGAAGTCCGGGAACTTCGCCCACATGTCCAGCTTGGCGTAGGTGAGGTGGGTGTCGGAGTTGGTCTGAACGCACTCGTAGCCTTCTTCGTCCAGGCCGGATGGATCGACGGTCTGGCGGGCGTCGCCTGCGGCAGTGTCGGTGCGACCAGCGATGGGGGACGAGACGCTGAGGCCCAGCTTTTCACCCTTCATCTCATCGACGGGGACGACGTTGATTTCGGACATGAAGGCCGAGCTTTCGCCCTGGCGGTCGATCAGCTTCTGCTGGACCGAGGGTTCGATGGCGAAGGATTTTCCGGCGCGGACGTCGGCATAGTCTGCGCCGTTCAGCTCGGCCTGGTTCTCCAGGTAGGCGTTGAGGGCGACGCGGGTTTCGGGGCGCATGGGGCGGTGTCCTGGGTCAGTCTGGGGTCAGGTGAGACGGGGAGGGGGACGGCGATCAGCAGTCGGATTTCTGGCGACCGTCGCCGCCGGTGCTGGCGGGGCGGGCCGAGTGGTTGCGCGAGGGCGTGGTCTCGATCGCGGTCTGCAGCGCGGTGAGCGAACGGGTGATTTCCGAGAAGCGGGCGTCGGAGGCCCGTTGGTCAGCCTGACGGTCGGCCGAGACGGCGGCGGCGAAACCGGCCATGGCCGTGGCGAAGTCCGATGCCTGGGCCGACGGGGTTTCCGACTTCGGTTCAGGCTTGGGCTCTTCCTTCGGCTTGAGGGCGTTCATCAGCAGGGCGGCGAAACGGTCCAGCGCGGATTCACCCTGCGCGGGGGGCTCTGCGGCGAACTCGATCATGGTTTCCTCGCCCGCCGAGAAGACATTGCCGGGATCCTGCTTGCGGTCATCGAGCGTCTTCTTGAGGAAGGCGGCCTCGGGGCGGGTCGAGAACTGCAGCATTTCGGTGCCGAGCGAGGCGGGGCTGTCGGTCACAGCCAGGCCGACCAGGCCTGCCTTGCCGGTGGCGGCGAAGTTCGGCTGGACCTCGATGGAGGTGTAGATCTTCTGACGGGCCTTGGTCAGTTTGATCAGGGCGTCGGTGGGCTCGATTTCGGCGAACAGGGCCAGGCGTTTTTCCGGCTTGCTGTTCAGCTGGATGGTGACTTCCTCGACCTTGACCGCCAGGACGTCGCCGTAGGCGTTGAAGGGCGCCTCAGCGCTGAAGCCGCGGATGTGCTCCATGTTGACGCGAGCGCCGTAGGTTTCGCGGTTGTAGTTGTCGGCGATGTCCTGAAGCCACTGGCGCTCGATCGTGCGGCCATCGGTGGCGATGGCGCCTTCAACGGCGACGCGGAAGAACTTGGTCTTGGCCATGGGGCGGCGATCCTGAAGCACGGCGTCGCTGACGCCCGAGAAGAGCCCTAGAGCGGGGTTCGGACGGTCATTTCTCAAGCGGGTGCTGTTGTTCGACGCGCCGCTACAACAGGGGTCGCGCGCGCGGACGGATCAGGCCGGGCAGCGTCCGCCCGATGTCGGACAGCAATCCACCAGACGACGAAACCGATGGCCCGGAGGCCGAAGTCGCGGCCCTGATGGCCGAGGCCGGTCGGGTCGAGCGCGCGAAAGAGATCGCCGCCCTGATGGCGTCAAACGGCGGCATACCCCTGCTGCCGCCCATGCTGGAGCCGCGTCGGCAGGCCCAGCTGCTGTATTGGTGCCGTTGGCGCATCGTGGACATCGCCCTGGCCATCGGCGTGCCGGAAGGCACGATCGCCAGCTGGAAGAGCCGCGACGGCTGGGACAATGCGACAGCGCTGGAACGGTGCGAGGGCGCCGTGGAGGCGCAGTTCGTCCAGCTGGCCCTGAAGCAGGGCAAGACCGGCAGCGACTTCAAGGAAATCGATCTGCTGGGACGGCAGATGGAGAAGTTCGCGCGGATCCGCCGCTATGGCCAGCCGGGCGGCCATGAAGGCGATCTGAACCCGAAAATCGAAAAGCGGAACGCCGGGCCAAAGAAGAAGCCCGTCGCGAACCTGATCACGGCCGAGCAGGGCCGGATCCTGCGCGCACGTTTCGAAGCCGAGCTGTTCGGCTATCAGGAAGGCTGGAACGTCGCGTCCAACGACGAGCGGACGCGCGTCATCCTGAAAAGCCGCCAGATCGGCGCGACCTGGTACTTTGCCCGCGAGGCCATCTGCGACGCGGTCGAGACCGGCCGTAACCAGATCTTCCTGTCAGCGTCCAAGAACCAGGCGCATATTTTCAGAAACTACATCGTCGACTTCGTGCGCGACACCATCGGCGTCGAGCTGCGCGGGGATCCGCTGATCATCCAGCGAACGGATGACGAGGGCGAGCAGCTGCTGCCCGCGACCTGTTACTTCCTTGGGACCAACTTCCGCACCGCCCAAGGTTATCACGGCTGCTTCTACTTTGACGAGTTCTTCTGGGTCCATGGGTTCGCCGAAATCCAGAAGGTCGCGTCCGGCATCGCGATGCAGAAGATGTATCGCCAGACCTATTTTTCGACGCCGTCGTCGGTGGGTCATGCGGCCTATCCATTCTGGACCGGGAGCGCGTTCAACAAGACGCGGCCCAAGGCCGAGCGACAGGATTTCGATGTCAGCCACCTGAACCTGGCGGGCGGTCGCCGCATGGCCGACCGGCGCTGGCGCCAGATCGTGACGATCGAGGATGCGTTGGCGGGCGGGTGCGACCTGTTCGACATCGATGAGCTGCGCATCCAGTACCCGCCCGATCAGTATGCGAACCTGCTGCTGTGCGAGTTCGTGGACGACAGCCTGTCGGTCTTTCCCATGGCCGAGCTGCAGCGGTGCATGGTCGATGCGCGCGACGCCTGGGAAGACTTCGACTGGGTGGCGCACCTGCTGGGGCGCAGGCCGTTCGGCAACAGGCGGGTTTGGGTCGGATATGATCCGGCGGCGACCGGCGACAATGCGGCCCTGGTCGTGGTGGCGCCGCCCGCCGTGGAAGGCGGGAAGTTCCGGGTTCTGGAAAAGCTGCAGTTCACCGGCATGGACTTCGCCGCCCAGGCCGAGGCCATCCGCCAGGTCACGCTGCGCTATAACGTCGAGAAGATCGACATCGATGAGACCGGAATCGGCCTGGCGGTGATCCAGCTGGTCCGCCAGTTCTTCCCGCGCGTTCGGGGCCATCGCTACAACCCCGAGGTCAAGACGCGCCTGGTGCTGAAGGCCAAGGACGTGATCAGCAAGGCGCGCGTCGAATGGGATGCGTAG